GTTTTTGATCAAATCTATTTTTATTCTCTTGTGCAATTTGTAATTGTCTATCTGCAACCTCTTTCTGAGCTTGGATTTTCTCTCTTTCAAGTTGACCTTTTTGTGATTCAATGGTCATTCTATTAGATTCCTTTTCTCTTTGTAAACTAGTTTGCTCTTGGTATTGCTCTGTATCTCTGATGTCTTTCATTGCATCTTGATAGTCAGACATCTGATTTTGGTTAACATCTGACATAGAACCATAACCAGCAGCTCTAATTTCTGCAACAAGGATATCTCTTTGTCTATCTTTTTCTTTTTCAGCTGCAGTAGAATCAATCTTCATTTGTTCAATCTCTTGTTGTTTTTGAAGTTGTTCTTGTTGCATTTGCTGTTGTTGCTGCATTTCTTGCTGTTTCTGTTGCTGTTGTTTTTGTTCAGAATCTTTGAGAACAGTATTAAGTTGAGCAATTGATTCAGATTGTACTACTTTACCTAAGTCATAGATAGATGCACCAGTAGTATTATTTTGAACAGCCATTTGTTTTAACTGCTCTAAAATAGACCTGTGGTTAGCATTTGTACTAATAGCAATGTTAAGATCTCTAAGTAAAAGATCTGTACCATTAATTTCAAAGTTTACTTTCTCATCTGCACCAGTAATATATGTTAATCTTGCTGATGGTTTTGTTGAGTTATAGAACTGAGCTAAGTCTGTTCTCATTTGGTGTACTCTTGGCATCAAGTAGTCACAGTGTTGGATAAAGTAAATCTCTGTCTGTGCATATGATGCTGCCATAGCTTGTTCTACTCCGGTAGCAGTTGTTTGAGATAACTGTTGTCCCATTCTTTGTGGGTTTACACCAATTACTTCATATGCTTGTTGTTTAAAGTAGTTAGCTAATTGGATCCTAGACATCAAACGGTTTGTTTGTTCAAGATCTAATTTTTGGAAATGATTAAAGTTAAGTGCATTCTCTGTGTTGGTGATAGAAGTATCCAATGGTAACATCTGGAAGTTCTTCATTGCAACATATGCTTTAGCTAAGTTACCTTTCCCCCAGTCTTCTCCTAATGAGTGTCTTGGTAAAGAGTTTTGATCTAACATGATTACAGTACCAAGTTCATCTACTAGGATATCTGCAATCTGATTGTTTACAATGTTGTATCCAATTTGGTATGGTTTCATTAAGTCTAGCAATGCTGTTGACTTAGTATTTCTATCCGAGAATACAGAACCTTCTACAGGAAGTTTACAACCATATAGTGAGTTGTCACCTTTAAACTGGAACTTCAATGGACTGATATGATTTCTATCTACTCCAATGTATATTGGGGAGAATCCTCCTGGATTATTCATACCCCAGAAAGAAGGAACGTTAGGTCCAATTTTTACACCACCCCAAACCTCATTAATCCAGATCCAGTCAATGTGTTCTCCAAACAATAAATTGTCTTTGTTCTTATTTTTGAAAAGTCTTGTATCATAGATTGGCTTATCTGTAATCTTATAATCTTCTGATACAATTTCATTTGTAACTTCTCCTTCTTCTGTAATCTTAGTAAGGTGTCCAATTTTTCTTTGAGACTTCCAGTATGCTGTAGTTACTCTAAGTAAGTATGCAGTACCTTGGTCATAATAATCTTCTCCTTCTGCAAGTATCTGTGTAATGATATCAGAACCATCTAATACATTACCTGACATAAAGGAAGTATATTGTCTGTATGCTAATGATGGCATATTGACATTCCAGTCATGAGATTTTGTTGCATCATAAAAGGATCCATCATTCTGCATACCACCAATGGTATATCCTGCAGATCTAATAGGATAAACCGTTTCTAATGCCTCATGTTGTTCTTCAGTAAGTAAGTGTCCATACTTATCAATAACATCTGCTACAGTAAACATATCTGTTTTACCTGCCCAGTTACCTTGAGAAATATATCTAATATCCGGAGACTTGTGGTAGAATGAAATAACAGGATTCCATAGTTCTACATCATAATCATCTTCCATCATACGGAAATGCCAGAATTCTCTATCTGTGATCAACATGTCACGGAAAGCTCTTTCTTCTAACTCATCCATTCTAAATCTTTCTACATCTACTTTATGTTGATGTTCTGCCCATTGTTCAATCATTGAACGGTAGTCTTTCTTGAAGAACTGTTCAATTTCTGGTAAAGACTTAATACTTTCTGGAGATAATTGTTGTTGTGCTTCTGGAGATTCAGGATCAAGTCCCTGCTCTAACATTGCAGCAATTATTTTAGTTGATGCATCAGCCATTAATGTTTGTTCTACTTGAGCTCTTTTTTGTTCAAGCATCTCATTGTAAGAAAAATCATCAACAGCTCTATAACTTAATCTTGTAGATCTTTTTGCAAACTCAGCTACAAGTACATTAATTACATTTGGAATAATAGGATAAAACTTTAACTCAAGTGCTGAAGCATCTTCTCTTGTTAGTACTTCTACTATTTCTCTATAGTCATTGTTTTCTTCTACAATATAATCTGTTCTATCAATAATACCTTTTGCAAGTTTGTAGTTTTTCATTAACCTACGGGCATTTCTACGGATCTGTTTTAATCCTTGCCATTCCAACCAGTCAAGATTCCATGCTGCCCATTCTTCATCTTTATCTTTCTTAGGTAAAAACTGTAAAGGTTGAGTAATACTACCCAATCTATTTTGTTGAACTTTAGCACCTCTCTTAACCTGTAATGCGTTATATACCTGCATAACTTTTTATTTAATATTTTTAAAAGCAGATTTCTGAAACCCACTCATAGTATTTCTCATACCACCACCCATATGTCTAAACGGACTCTTATTTAATTTAAACAAATTTTCTGACTTTTGCAAGTTTTTGGCAGCATCATCCATCACTACTCTCTTAGCATAACCCCTGTTAGACTGTTGAATTCTCATGAAAGCAACCAATGCACAGAATGAAACCAGTCTATCCACGTTGACACCTGGTGCATATTCTCTCATTTCAGTTAGTAACATAGGGTCTGGTATTCTCTCAATACCGTATTTTGTACGTACAATTGTACCATCTGCTTTTGTTTCTACATCTAGTTCTTCTTTGGTATACTCAATTGCATAGTTAAGAAGGTGTTGTTTAAACAATGTACCGGTATTTTTCCAACCATACTCCTGGAACACGTTAGTATTTGAACCAAGATCTTTCAAGAACATAATCTGACTCTTAGGTACCAAGAATCTTTGTTTCTTTCTTGATATCATGTACTGGATAAATAATGAGATGTTGTTCTCAATTACTGTCCAAGCATTGTACCATTCAATAATTAACTCTAGTCTCTGGTGTGTTTTATTAAGGTCATCAAACCTACCACACCAAGTAGCTACAATTTTGTCTGGTTCTATGTATGTTTCAGTTTCTGTTCCGGTAACTTTGGTAACTTGTACTGGAGCCTTCATTACATAGATAGAACATAAGGATTCAGATGTAGTTGTTTTACCCTCTGACACGGGGTCAATAGAAGCATAGTACTGTCCAAATGTAGGATCCTTAATTGGTCTTTCCCATACTACCAATACACCAGTTTTATCTTCAGTTTTCTTGGTAATAGGAAATTCTTTTATTGGTTGTTTATTAGATTGTTTAACAGTTGGCTTCCCATTCTCATCTGTCATTATATCTAGAAACTCATATGCATATTCTTTCTCTTCAATCCTTCTACTTTGTGCAGCAATAAGGTGTGGAGGAAATACAGATACAGATCTGTGTGCAAATGCTTCTTCAATGTTTCTAGGGTGCTGAGAAATCCTTAACTGGTAATCTTCTGGGGATAACTCATCTTTCCATTTTGCAAACTGTTCATCTAATGCTTTTAATGCTTGTTCTACAAGTGAATTACCAAACTCATCAATATAAGGTGGCATTGACCACTGTTCAGGAATAAACAATCCTGACAAACCTTCAGTACCTTTTGCATCAATAAGATTAGTTTCTACAGCATATATATCTTTTGATGTTGGGTTAAGGATCATATCTCTCAATGGATTACACTGAGATAAATCCCCCACAGATCCTGCAGCAATAAACATTCCAGTAGTAATCATACCAGATCTCATAGCAGGTCTCATATACTCATATGTCTGATCCATCTTAGGGGCAATCCCGGCCTCCTCATGGAAGAAGTATTTTACTGGACCCCCTACACCATTTGTTGGATCTTTCTCAAATGACATGCCCTGCATGGTACCCTTTAGACCCACTTCTGTTTTTCTGTCTCCTTTTCTTACTTCAATCTTCTGCTGCCACATTAAGACTTTGTCTGGAGACATTGGACGGTACCATGCAGTGTGTTCATTCAAGAATGCAGCATATTCCGACATGAATTTCCAAGAACCTTTCTCATTGATATAATCTTTGAGACTTGCTCCCATCTTTAAAGTAACCCCTGCTTCAAACCAAAGTTGATTAAGTAGTTTAGAGATGTGGAAATATGAAGATGCTATCTGACGTTTCTTCAAGATAGCTGCATGTTTATAGTTAAGTTCAGCAAGTAATTCATATAATGCCATATGATACTGTGCATCCCTAATTTTTGCAAAGTCAAACTTTTGTTGTTCCTTATCAAAGATTGGTAAGAAGTTTAACCACATGTAATAATCTCTGGTGATAAACCATTTCTTATCACCGTTGATATAAAAAACACCTTTTCTACATTTTTGCTTTTGGTCATCCCAATATGCTATAAAGTCTTTTGACCTAAAAGGTGCAGTACAATACACATTTTGATCTCTAAACTTTACAGCTTCTTTATTAAACTCATAACTAGTTTCATCAAATGCATACTTTCCTGGTTCAGAAAATATTGTTGCTATTGATCTAGAAAACTCTTCTCTAGAATTAAAGGACACTGAAGTCCAAGTACCATTATCCCAACAGGGTATGTCTT